CGGGTTGGAATTCTACACGCTGGGCCCGCGACGTACTGTCGCGCCTTCCCTAGAACGCGCCAGCGTACAGCCCACAGAGCAGCACGCCCATGACCACGATGAATCCGAAGAAGAACAATTGTGCCAACTCGACAACCTTATGCATTACGCCACCTCCTCGCGCGCGCTCCCGCACGCCTTCAGGAACCGAGTCATGTCAAAGTTTGGGTTCGCCTCGCGGAACATCTCAGCCAGTGCCCACTGCACCTCTTCGATTGCGCACTCGATACCCTGCCGATACGCGCGCTCACCTTCGCGGAAGTTATCCGCGTACTGATACGCGCGCTCGGCAGCATCGCGCAGCGCGTCGGCGCTTGCGACCATGTGCTGACGTGTAAACCTAGCCAAGACTAGCCTCCCTTACATGCGCGCCATCGTTGCTCCGGCGCGCGGGGCGCTGGTCTGCCACAACGCAGCCAGCGGCCCGCGCGGCGTAGCAGCCGCGCGCACTCTATTCCTTGACTGCGAGGATGGAACGGTTAGCGTCCACGAACGCGCGCACGCGCTCGGCATCGGCAAGCAGCCGATCCCACTGCCCCGCGTACAACGTGACCGGGAAGCGCCCGAGCCCGTACACGCTCACTCCGCCTTTATCGCTCACCTTCATCGTGAGCGGGCGCGCGTTCTTTTCCGCAAGCGCGGCCTCCAGCAGCGCGATGCGCGCCATCATAGCCTCGACGGATTCGGACATTAGCGTTACCTCCACACTATCGACTGTCACCTGAACAGCCGCGTTAGACGCGCGAGCGTTTACACTCGCGCGCCATGCGCGCGCTCTACAGGTCGCGCTTGTGCGCGCTCGCGACGTGACCGGAAGCCCACCACATCGCCGCGATCGCGTCGCGCGCCTTGAACGTCTCACCACACGCGCACACGGCGCGCTCACCGTACATCTTCACCATTTCGTGCGTACCTCCCACGCTCGCGGGCCGCCCATGCGAGCGGCCCTCTACTAATGCGCCGCTGGCATTTCGTGACATTCACGCTCGCGTCAACGTCACGGCCAACGTTCGGACGTTGGAACGGGGCGACTCGCGCCGCCCCGTTTCAATGCCTTCCACTACTGCGCCACTGACATTTCGTGACAGTGACGCGGACGTTAGGTTTACTCGGTCGGCGTGGTGTCCAGCACCGCCGCCGACCGCGCGTCACGCTGGCGCTGGCGCTGCGCCGCCTTTCGCTCGGCGGCCGTCATCGCCCGACCGTCCGCCCGCGTCGCCTTGCGGCCCGTGGACGCCTTGCGGCCGAGCACGTCGCGCAGCGTCTGCTTCACGGGCACACCGTCCACGTAGAGCAGTGGGAGCGAGTCCGCCACGAGTCGCCCGCGGTCGTCCCAACGGGTAGGCCACGGGTAGCCGGGACGCTGGCGTTCGCGCGTCCACCGCGTCCGTCGGTAGGCGTGGGCCGGGTCGAACACCCGGATGCCCGCCGCCGCAGACTCGCCCGCGCCGCTAACCGCCGCGAGCGAGGCGTAGGCCGCCGTCACAGTGTCCGCCGTCCCGTAGTCCACAGGGCACAGGACGGCCCACGAGGCCGCCGCGTCCGTCCCGTAGTACCGAGGGCCGCTGCGGGTCGTCACACGCTCCCACAGGGCCGCTAGAGGCCGCGCCACGTCCTCGGCCCACTTGTCCGCCGCAGCAGCGCCACGGGCCGCCTCGGCCGCCTCTAGCCACTCGTCCGCCTCGCGCTCAAGGCGAGCCACGGCCCCGTAGGCCATGCCCGATCGCTCGGACTCGGCCCGCATGAGACGAGCGCGGGGCGAACGGGAGAACGCCTTGTCCGCCGCCTCGCGGGCGTCCGTAGGCGTCACGTCCGCCATGCGACGGGCCGCGCCGCGTGAACGGGCGGTGTCCCACGCGTCCACCAGTTCGTAACCAATACCCGACATAACACTAGCCTCCCTATGGGCTCGGCCCGCCGCCCCTTGCGGCGGGCCGCCTAGAGCGTGGACCCCCACGTCAATACGTGCAACGTTGACACTTGTTGCGCGGTGTGGTAGCGGGTTTGTGTCGTTCACACGCAAAGTCGGCGCACGTATGTTCTGTCAAATGCGTGAAATGCTTCACAATGTTGCGCGATTCGCGCGGACGTGATCCGAGTTTGCGTCGCTCGAACGCAAAGTCCAGCACAGATGTTCTGTCAACATAGTGAAATGATTCACAAACTTGACAGCACGGATGTTCTAACGTGCGCGTAAGAACATATGTTCTGTCAACATCGTGCTTGTGAGCACTTTCACAAACTGGAGGCGGGGGGCAGAACTAATGTTCTACTTGTGAATGTGAAAACTTTCACAAGCCCGGCGAGTTTGTGTGTTGAAACGCGATTGTGATTTATTTCACAAGCGGGCCTAGAACGCATGTTCTAAATAACCTGTCGCTAGAACAAATGTTTAGAACATATGTTCGTTGTCTCAAAAATTTACACGACATATTTTGCGAACTTGCCCTTGTCACATGTCAACAAGTAACTGTGACGCAAGTGTGCTCGTCACAGTTCATCACACTTCCCGTCACAGTTCGTGGGCTAGTTACTAGACATAACGAAGTGTGCAAGTGTGATTCCCTATACTCGTGGAATCACAGCACAGTTCGTGAGAGATTTTTCTTTGAAGTGAAGAGAGGTGGCACACAACTTCGTTGTTGTGTGTGTGCCGCCTAGGAAGTGTGAAGACGAAGTGTGACGAAACAGTTCCCGTCACACTTTGCTAAAGAATAAACTTGTTCTTCATCGACGCCATTCGTTCTTCTGGCACGTCATGTACTGAACCAAACTCGTCTTGGCAAAAAACCTTCTGAACGCGGTAGCCGTGCTCCTGTGCTGCTCTTACGTAGTACTTATATTCCCAATAAGTAGCAAACACATTAGACACAACAATATCTACGCCACGCTCCATTGCTTTAACAACTCTGTCAAAACAATCTTTAGCGGCATCCCCAGCCTTGCTTGGGTCATAGGTGTAAACGCCGTCTGCTTCAAAGTACTGATCGTTCTCAAAGTGTTCAAAGTCTTTGAGATACGACGCAAGAGTGCTCTTACCGCTACCCGGCAAACCTCTAACAAGAACAAGAGTTTTCATTGCTACTCGTTATCGATAAGGCTCTGCCTCAGTGCCTTGATGTCTTCGATGCTCGTCCCCTCTGGAATCTGGAGGGTAACTTGCCGTGCATCGACCAGTGGTTCGCGGAACTCGGGGAACCTCTTGGCGAGAAGGTTGAGAGCGGCAACTGCTGCGCCGAGCGTCTTGGGGCCACCCTCGCGGGCCTCCCTGACAATCTCTACACATTCATTGATAATGTACTCGACGCTGCCGACGTTTCGTTCAAACGCTTCCTTTGTAGCAGCGGCTAGACGCTCCTTGACCAGCGGAGCCTTCTCGATGCGCTGGGCAACGATGGTGATCTGGTGGGCGTCTTGTACCTGCCCGCCAGCAGCCCTGTACGCGGCGGAAGGCTTCATCCCTTCAAGCCGTGCCTGAACGTATCGCTCTTGGAGTGGAGTGAGTTTAAGTCGCTTCGACATGGTTTAAATCTAACACTTTCAGTGTAAACCTGCTACAGTTCTTCTATGGCGACACTCACGAAAGAGGCTTCGATTGCAGCCCTCGACCGGCTGCTCTGCGAAAAGTCGTTTGTTGAGTTCCTTTCCTATATCAAAGTTCGTTCAGACGATCCGTACAATCCCGGTGCTGTCCCTTGGAAGAACTGGGACTACCTCATTGAGCGGGCTGAGGCGTGGGCTGAGGGGAAGTCTGAGGTCATCCTCAAGGCACGGCAGTTGGGGATGACGTGGCTGTTCGCTGCCTACGCTGACTGGTGCGCTCGGAACGGGAAGGCTGTCGGTGCTTTCTCCGCTGGTCAGGTCGAGTCTCGCGCCATCCTTGACCGCGTTCGGTACATCGAGGAGATGCTGCCTAAGCACCTTCAGTCTGGCGCTACTATTCGGTCTGACGACGCTACGTACCCGTCCGGTGGTTCTATTAGGGTCTTCCCGTCCACGGAACACGCCGGTATCTCCTTTACCTTCCAAGTCGTAGCGTTCGACGAGGCGCATTTCCACCCGTACGGCGCGCAGAACTACGCTGCTGTCCGGCCTACGCTTTCAGCCGGTGGTCAGTTCCTCATGTTCTCAACCGCCGACCCGACGCTCGGCCCCAACGGATTCTTTCACGATATGTACTGGGCGTCGGAGCGCGGGGAAACGCCGTACACCTCTGTCTTCATTCCTTGGAACGCCCGCCCCGGACGCGACGAGGAATGGCTTGCTCGTGAGAAAGCAGCGTTTACAGGACTGCCTGAGGAGTTCGATGCCTATTACCCATCTACTCCAGAGTCTGCGTTCGTCGCTCGGTCTGGTCTGGTCTTTCCTCAGTTCTCTACGCTCAAGCATGTCAAACCCGCTGCTACTCCTCTTTCAGATTGCCGACGAGTCGTGGCAGGGGTTGACTTCGGAGGTGGAGACCCTACTGCGGTCGTCATCCTCGGACTCGACGCCGAGCAGCGAGTCCACCAGTACGCCGAGTTCTACAAGCGAGGAAGCGTCGGAGTAGACCAGATTGGCGAATTCCTCTGCCAGTTCCCTGTCGATGCCGTCATGTGCGACCCGTCGCAGCAAACTTCTATTGCCACCCTTGTAGGGACGTACAACCTCCCCGCCCGCAAGGGAGATAACCGGCGCGGCAACGGTCTTGGCCTTCTTGCCTTCCTCTTGGACAACGAACGGCTGACTATCGAACCGTCGAACGTCCATTCCATCCAAGAGTTCCCGGGCTACCGCTGGGCTAACCGCACCGACCCTAACGACAAGACACGTTATGCAACGGCTACCCCGGTCAACAACCACGCCGACGCTATGGACGCCCGCAGGTACGCCGTTGCTGAGATTCTGGCAATGCTCATGCCGCGTAAGCAGATGCCTCGCCGTACACTATCTGGAACCCCGTTGAGTAGGAGTGCTGTTTAAATGGACGAGAGGAAGCCGCAGACTGGCGACCGCCGGTTTGCCTGTCAGTGTGGTGGTCATTTCTTCGATGGCAACGTGGCTATGGCCCACACCCTTATGGGACACGAGACCGTCCTAGAGCGGTACAGCAATGGCGACTGGCGCTACCACCCGCAGCCTATCGCTGAATACCTCGTAGAGATGCTGGAGCCCCGGCTTGGCGGCGAGGGCATGGAAGAGTACGTCCTCCGCCTAGAAAAAATGGCGGCCAACGCTGAGCACGAAACCGTCCGGATGACGAGGAACAATAACTAATGAGTTATAGATACCGCTGCACCAACTGCGGCTACCCAATTATCAGAGACGACGACATTGCCCGTGGCATTAAGTTGAATTTGTATTCTGCTATTCACTGGCGAACCTGTGTGTCCAAGAAGGATTGGCCAGCGTACATGCTTGTCAAATCCAACGCCAAGGTTCCGGCTCAGGAAATTATCAAAACAATCTCAAAGATTGTTCAGGACGCTGTACCTATTGACACCGAAGATGTTATGGTAACTGACAAGAGTTCCACCGAGGGAGTGTCTGCCCCCGGTTCTAGCGTTCTCCCGGAAGTGGCGGGTACTGGAACGCCAAGTCTCTCGGTGGAACTCTAACTTTGTTGCAACGCCAAGGCGGAATGAATGGCTGAAGAATCTCCGTCCACAAACGTAGTCTTGCAGCGCATTCAGCGTTTGTATGAGGCTACCGCCGACGTTCGTTTTATGATGCGCATCCGTCGCATTCTTGTCTCCCGCGACAACCAGCCCGCTGATTCTGCATACACCGGCACCAACATCCCCGCGCCGTTCAACACTACGAACCTTGCGCTGCGGACGATGATTGATGCTCCTGCTGCTGCGGCACAGCACTTTGCTTCCCGCATCTCTTCCAACCTTCCTGACATCGAAGTTGTTCCCATCTCTAAGCGGTCGAACATCTCTGTCACGATTGACAAGCAGGCTGGTGAGCAAGAGCGCGTTGACGCTGCTCTTTGGGAAACGATGGGTGGGCGTGAGCAGCAGTGGAAGTGCGGCTGGGGCATGTCCCTCGGCGGCGTTGGCTACTACCTCGTCATGCCGCGCGACGCAGACTTCGGTATGCCAGACCGCATCTTCTATGACGACATGACCGACGACGAAATTGCCGACCTTCAGAAGCAGGGAAAGGCCACGCTTACTAAGGTTGCTAACAAGTACGGCAAGATGGTGTACGCGGAGCCCGGCGATGTCTGGGCTGCTCGTCGTCGTGAAGATTCTGAAAAGAAGGCGCTTGCTGGCCGTTCGCTGTTTACACTCCGTGCTTTCCCTCGTGACATGTGCGATGTCGAGAAGGACTCAGACGGTGTGAAGTGGGGTTACATCGTCGAGGAAGTACCCGGCGATTCCATTGGTGAAGGCTCTGAGATTGCTATGGCAGCGGCTAAGACCGCTGGCGTAGATGACGAGGACATTGAGAAGTACGGCATCTTTGTTGATAAGAATGGCCGCATCATCGGCGGCATCTCTCACGGCGGCCCTGCTCAGTCCGACTGGAAGCGCCCCGACGTAGTAACGATTCTTCGTTACTTCGACCGCATCGACCAGCGCATCTACGTTTCACCGCGCGGCTCTGTCGAGTCTGCGCTTGAAGTGTTCCGTGGTGAGCACGGCTGCAAGGTCGAGGGCATTCCCGCCTGTCCGTTGGTTGAGGTGCCGTTCTTCCGCACCGACATCGATGTTCCGCGTCAGGCGTACTCAACTCCGCTCGACAAGATTTTTGCTTACACGCCGCTCATCAACCAGTTGCAGACTCTGCTTTCCAACGCTGCTGCGTTCGACCTTATTCCCCGCTGGGTTGTTGAACTCAAGGATGGGTCAATTTTGCGCGGCGAGGACGGCGAGCCCAAGGTTGTTGAGTCTGGTCAGGTTCCCGGCCTGAACCCCAACGAGGCTGCGGCTTACCCCGGTACGCTGCGCCAGTTGACGATTCAGGGCGTGCGTGAGCATGGCGAACTGCTGCGTGTGTACCTTGAGCAGTTGGCGCAGGCTATGCCATCTCCAATTACTACTGGTGCCTCTGGCTCTTCTGGTGCTGCATGGACGGCACAGACGCTCATCCAGCAGGCTCAGGAGACGCTGCGTCAGCCTGTTGATAACCACGCCCGAGCAGTGCAGACCATTCTCAAGATGTGCCACTCGTGGCTGCGTGAACTCGACATGCCGATTTACTTCACGTCGGCACCGGGCTTCCGCAAGAACAAGCGTTCTATCCGTGGCGTCATTGAGTTTAACCCCAAGGACTTCACCGACTCTATCTTTGTTACGCAGGAACTCGACACGCCGGAAGAGCGGACTGTCCGCATTCAGGTTGGTATGACTCTCTGGAATCAGGGTGCTATCGACGACGACGTGTTCTATACCGAGTACATGCGTACGCCAGATGCGCGGCAGGCTGTCATTGACCGCTACGTGCAGATGGTTATGGACTACGTGATTTACGGTAAGGTTCCCGCTGGAGCCAACCCGCAGATTTTCCAGCAGTCTCTTATTCTTCAGGTTGCTGACGGCGTTCGTGGTGCCATCCACTATGAACTGCTGAACACATCTCCTAACTACGCTTTGGCTGCTGCACGCAATCAGGCGCAGCAGAACCAGATGATGATGCAGCAGCAGGCTGCATTGCCTCCTGCAACACAGGGTGGCTCTACTAACATTGCTGAGGGCGGTGTTGAGCCCGAAGGCTATCAGCCAAACCTTGCATATCAGGCAGGCATTCGCCGCCCCGGTATCGGTATGGCTGAAACGCTACAGGGTCAGGTTGGCGGAAGAGTTGGCGGTGAAGGACTTTCAGTTCCTGCCGGAGCCCCAGCCTAATGCCTACTAGTAACAACATCGAACTCTGGAATGAAATCCGCGAACAGGCGTTTGAACGCTGCATGGAACTGTCGCGCGAACTTATCGACGCTTCCCTGTCGCCCGAAGGCATGGCCTTTGGCGACAAGCAGATGACTAAGGGACAGCGTATCCTTAGGTTCCAGATGGACGCAGCGTCCGGTGCGCTTGACGTTCTTAAGTACCAGAGCCCGCGTATTTACGAGGATTATGTAGACCAGTATCTTCGTGATGTACAAGACTCTGCTCTCGTCCAGAAACTGATGCAGCCTCCTGCGATTGGCGGAATCTAATGCCTTGGCAAAAAGACCCAGACGGTAATGACATTTGGGTTCCCGGCCCCGGTGAGTCGGCTACACCGCCAAAGCGCAATCCATTTAATAATCCTATTCGCGGCGAAATGCCGATTGTTACTTGGTTTAAAAATTATTTTTCTGAAGATGAGCGGTTGAAGCGCAGTGGAGTTAACGACCCCCTTGAGCGACAGCGCATTATTGCCGAACGTGCGCCAAAGCCATCTGCTCCTGCTGTAACTCAAACTGAAACTGTTACATCAAGTCCTAACTGGTTCATGCTTTCCGGCATGAATCCTTTTTATGGCCCAAATGTTTCAGAAAATGACAGAACGCAAATTCTTAATTTGCTTGGAAAGCCACCGGCAGAAGGTGGCGTTGGTGCTGTTTATGTTGGCGGCAATGGGCCAACGGCTCAGTACCGAGTTGGAAATATTACTCTTTCAGAAAATGATTTGCTAAATCAATATTTTAGCAAAGGTATCAATACTAAAACTGCATACGGAACGACTGGTACTGGCGGCACGCCTGCTTATGTTTCTGCGGCTCAGGCTGAAAATTACCTAGCCTCAGCAGAACTTGCCCGTGCTCAGGCTGCAAACATTCCTGTTCAACAGCAACTTGAACGCGACAAGCAGATTGCTGCCGAGGCTGCGCGCAAGTTTGGTCAGGGCGCGCAACTGGTTGGCCTTCAAACTGGCAATCAAGACCTTGCCAATCGCGGCAGTCAGATTGTTTTTGACCAGAGCAATGCAGTTGCTCAGGCTCAAAACCGTATTCTAGAACTTGGTATTACTCAAGATAATCTTCGTGCCAAGAGTAAGTATGACACTGACATGGCAAATGCTGCTGCTGGCAATGCTGCGCAGCAGTTTAATATTACTACTGGTCTTACTGTTGACCAGTTGAATGAGGCTGCTGCTCGTCAAAAGCAGCAAGACATGCAGGCTCTTGCCCGTGACATTGCCGAGGCTGCCAAGGCTCCCGGTGACTACGGCAAGTTGGCTGCTCTAACTCTTGCCAATGCTGGTTGGGGTGCTCCCAATACTGCCATTGGTAAGGGTGAAGACCTTCGCACTGCTCAGTCTATGGCACCTCTTGAGAGTCAGTTGCGTACGCGACAAGACGTTATGGCTCGACCAGATAGGCCGTACACTTTTACGCCATATACGCCAACTATGGTGCAGGCACCTGTCATTGCACCTATCGATGTAAGCAAGTTTGCTATGCCACAACAAACCATGACGATGGCTGATGTTAATCGTCAGAAGCGTGAAGGTCTTGCTGCTATTGCTGGTCTTGGTTCAAGCAGTGGGGCAATGTCCCCCGGTGCTTACATGAGCAATCTTGCTTCGCAACTTCAGTCTGGCGTTTCTTCTGCTGATGTAAACGCACAACTTAATCAAGCAATTGCTAACCAAATTGCTTCTCTCCCCGGCCCTCAGGGTGAGAGTGGTGGCGTTCCTGCTGCGGCTGAAGGCGGGATTGTCCCTCGTTACGAAGACGGCGGTGTAAACAACAGTAGTGAGTTTAACCCCATTGCTGTTTACCAGATGCTTCGTTCTGGTGGTGCCAGCGAACAGCAGGCCGCTGACTTCATCAATACTATTTTGCGTAGTGATCAGGCTCTTGCAAGTAACACTGCTGCTAAGGCTGCTTCTGATGCAGACTCCGCTGCTCGTGCTGCGCAGCCAGTTTATCGGCCTGCTCCCCAGCGTATGACTGATGCAAGCAATGACACTGAGGCGCAGTTGCTTCGCCTTGGTATGGAGCAGCAATACCAGCAGCCGATTGACATTGAGCAGGTTGCCACCCAGATGCCACCTGCAATGTACAGCCCTGCAAGTGGTGGATACTACGCCACTGAAGATGCCGCTCCTGCTGCTGTTGGATGGACTCCGCAGTTTGGTGTCGGTGCCGCTCCTGCTCCAAAGGTCAGCATTCCGGGTCTAATGCCCGAAGATGAGGAAATGGCTGCTGACTACAACCGCTTTATTCGCGGTGATATGCCCACTGAAGAATATGAGAAGAAGTGGGTCACTGGCCGTCAGGATGAACACAATGCTGCTCTTAGCCGCATTTCTTCTGCTGCAAGTAAATATGAAATTCCAGCAGCAGGTTCGGCTGTTCTTGCTGCTGCTGCTTCAATGCCTTGGTTTATGCGTTGGATTGCTAAGGGTGCTCAGTACACTCCACAGGCTCCACTTAAGCAGCCAGCCGCTCCATCGTGGTCAGAGTATCCCGGTTATGTTGAAACTCTTAGCCCGCAAAATTATCAGTATCGATTCCGTGTTCCTCAGGCACCTTTAACTGAGCAGCCCGGTTATGGTCGATCATGGCGTTTTTCTCCAATGGATTTGGAAAATGCTGCTTCAGCCATGTCTGGTAAAAACACTAGCCTGTATGCAACTGGAGGCATTGCCCCCGGTGCCTACATCTCTGGTGAGCGTGGCCCGGAACTAAACATTCCGCTTGGCGACAAGACTATTGTTCTCAATCAGAAGCAGATGAAGGCTGCTGGCATCGACCTTAAGAAGTTGATGTCTGGCTCTAAGAAGCCTGAGCAGTTTGCTGATGGCGGAATCTTTGACGCTGGCTGGGGCAACGTGCAAGACCAAGACCGCACGATGTCGATGCAGTTCCTGAACGATGCACTAGCCCGTGCCCGCGCCGGTACGCCGTTTCAGGAGGGGGCGCTCCCTGCTCCTGTCTACGCATCTACCCCCGGTTTCAGCCCGCTTGTCACGCAGGTTCTTGGTTCCCTGACGTCCATGGCTCAGGGTGTTCCCACGGAATACTTCCAAGAACTTGCTGCTAAGTATCGTCCGTCTGGTATCCGTGAGTCTGTCACGCAAAGGAGTGCATAATGCCACTGAAGAAGGGTTCTAGCCAGAAGGTCATCTCGTCTAACATCAAGACTGAGATGGCTCACGGCAAGCCACAGAAGCAGGCTATTGCTATTGCCATGCGTTCCGCTGGTAAGAGCAAGAAGGGAATGAAGTAGTGGACACGAACTGCAAGGACTGCGGCTGCGACCCGTGTTGCTGCGGCCCGAAGAAGGCTATCTACGCTGACTACTCTATGCCGGTGGTCAACGTAGTGAAGCCCAAGGGCTTCAAGTCTTCGAATACGGTGAAGTAACGTGGCTTCCCCCGCTTGGCAGCGCAAGGAGGGTAAGAACCCTGCTGGCGGCCTCAACGAGAAGGGACGTGCTTCTGCTCGTGCTGAAGGCCACAACCTGAAGCCGCCTGTAAAGTCGGGCGACAACCCGCGCCGAGCCTCGTTCCTTGCCCGCATGGGCAATGCGCCGGGGCCGGAGCGCAAGCCAAACGGGGAGCCAACTCGGTTGCTTCTTTCCT